CAGATAGTCGCTCATGCCGCCCGTGATGCCGAGCGAGAAGCTCAGGCCGCCGGCGAGGATCTGCACCGGGTTCGGGCTGCCCGTCGTGATGACGATGGGCGTGATCGGAAACCACATCCAGCAGTTACCGCTCGTCGACGCATCGAATATGCCGACGTAGTTCGCCGTCCCCCATGCCGAACCGGGGTTGCCCCAGCTGATCGCGCTGTTGTTGCTCGAGGTGTGGCTCGTGCCCGTGCTGGCCGTCGTCGAGCCCGCGGCCTGCGTCCCGGCCCAGTTCGCCAGCGAACGCGCGACGGACTGGCGCGCGTAGCCGGTGCCCGAGAGTTCGGTGAACGAGGTGTCGTCGGCAGCCGAGCCGAGCGCGACGAACCAGTTCGTCGGCAGCGTGAGCCCCTGCCCACGCATGAAGTCGATCAGCTTGTTCTCGGCGTAGTCGGTGAACTGTGCGGTCATGGTGTCCTCAGAGGCGGGTCACGAGGATCGACAGGCCGCCGCGGTTGTCGCTGACGTCGATCGTGTCTTCGATCCAGAAGGCGTAGGAGGTCGAGCCGGTCAGCGTCGCGCCGCCGAATGCTGTGCGGCCGGCCGTGGGCGTGGCGCCGACGCCGTTCGACCCGTAGAGCGCCGAGGTGCCGATGTCGATGCCGACGCGGAACTGGTTGCCCCACGGGTAGCCGGCCGGCACCGCGGCGCCGTCGTTGCCCCAGGGCGACCACGACGTATAGACGCCGCCGGAGGGCATCGTGCAGGAGAGCGTCCAGTCGGGAGAGATGCCGGTCAGCACGACCGCGTGCGCGAGGTCGTTGTTGCCGTTCGCGGCGAGGTTGACCGTCGCGGTGAAGGGGACGTCGGCCATCGAGATGCCGGTGTCGATCGGGTCCTGGATCACGCCGGGGCCCGGGAGGTAGAGGTTGTCGCGGACGTGAACGCGGTCGTCGTCGATGAGCGCCTCGACGTCATAGAGCTGCGCGCCGTCCGGCGTCCGGCCGCCATCGCGGATCGCGGTCAGCTTCACGAGCTCGTCGGAGTGCCCGAGCCGGCCGAGCAGGAACTTCGGGCGCTCGCGCGTCCCGTCGTCGAGAACGAGGGTGAAGTCCGGCGCCGCCGGCAGGAGCACGTCGTATGCGGTCGGGCCCGGAACGACGACGATCGGCCCGTAGAGGCTGCCGTCGTCGCGGACAAGGGTCAGCGCCACCGGGCTCGCCGTCCAGTCGACGGGCTCGGAGAGTCCCATCACGAGCCCGACCGGATCCCAGAACGCGACGTCGCCGGTCTGCCCGTAGCCGTGGATCTGCGGCATCCAGCGGATCGGGTCCATGAAGGCGATCGTCACGCCTTCCATCTCGACCTGAGCCTTCACGGTGGTCTGCCGGTAGGCCATCGATGCGGCCTGGTAGAGCCCTTCCCGGATCGCGGGTCGACCGCCGAGAAGCCGGGGCAGGGGCACTCCTCCTGCGCCGTGTCCCAGGTGACGTTCGACTGGTACTGGACGATGTACCCGTCGGCCTGCTCTCGCTTCGGCAGGGTCGCGAGCATCGTCATCGACTTCGGCTGCGTGTTCCGCGGCGTCAGGGCGGTCACGCCGATGTCGACCTCTTCGTCGCGCGCCATCGTGTAGACGCCACCGCGCCGAAACGCTCGGGCGCGGCCGCTGTGCGCGATCAGCTGCGCGGCGTCCCAGCTGGTGGTCGAGTTCGTGAACGCGAAGTCGAATCGGTCCTGGCGCGAGTCCAGCGTCAGCGACCAGGCGTAGAGCCCCGCCAGGTCGACGCGGCTGTCCGGCAGGCCCTCGCCCCAGATCGACGAGGTCCAGAGGTCGGCCAGCCACCATGCCGCGTTCCGCGTGAACGTCTCCGCTCCCCACCCTCCTCCGGGGGTCCACGTCCTGACCAGCGCGCGGACGATCATCGAGAAGTCCCGCTGGCTGAAGGCGGCGAGCTGCGAACTCGCGCGCATCACGACCTCGAAGTGCGCGCAGTGAGCGTTCAGCGGAGCGGCGCGTTGCAGGTAGCCGCGCAGCCCCGACCAGTAGATGCCGTCCCGCGCCCCAGAGCTCGTGTTCTTCGCGCTCGTCCTGGCCAGCCGGACTTCGCAGCGGATCGGCGTGGACAGGGTGTAGGTGTTCGACCAGCGTTGCGGCGTGTTCGTGTCGGCGGTCCGGCTCTCATTGGCGATCGTCGACCAGCCCCCGACAGGCGAGCCGTAGTCGTCGATCTGCCGCACCTGCACGGCCCAGGTCACCGTCAGAACGCCCGACCCGGTGCCGAGTCCCTGCGGCGCCTCGACGTCGACGCCGATCGAGACGCAGGCGTCTTGCGGCCGGCACGCGGCATAGCCGCCGACGTACCGGCCGAAGACGAGCTCGAGCTGAGACGACACCTCGGCGGACGTGATGACGTTGCAGAGCGCGGTCGAGGGAAGCGTGCCGGGCGGCAGGTACGCAGCCCGCAGCACGTCCTGAAAGTGGCTGATCGGCGTCTTGCCGATGAACGCCTTCTCGATCGTGTGGTTGCCGAGGCCGATCGCGAAGACGGCGTAGTAGTACTGATCGCAGTCGACCGTCGGGTTCGCGGGGTCCTTCGCGCGGTATTCGGTGTACGGCTGGGCGGCGAAAGGCGGCGTGATCTTGACGCGGCCGCAGATGCGCCAGATCGGCTGGTCGAGCCGGGCGGCGTTCCCCGCAAGGGAAGTCGAGAAGATGCTTCCTGCCGGCGCCTGGTTCGGCAGGTTCTGGTTCGGCGCCCTCGGTGGGACGAGGAGGTTGTAGGCCGCGTTCGCTGCGATGAGGTATGGCGTAACCTCGGGCGCGACGAAGTAGGAGGCGACGAGCGCGACCTGCAGCAACACGCGAATCGCCTCGCGTCCCTGCGGGTAGACGTGCCACTCGATGACCGCCCCGTCGTCGGTCAGCTCGTCCCAGTGGTCGCGGAGCAACCACTCGCCGTTCAGCCGGCAGACGAGAAGTCCGCCTTGCGGGTCCGGCGCCAGCGAGCGCACCGCGACCCCTACCGGGACGGGCTCCATGTCGCACGCGCGCAGCCCGACGAGCGGGTTCCGGCAGACGCCGGCGACCGGGGTCAGGGCAAACGCCATAGCTCGACCTCGCTGTAGCCGCCCGCGATCGCGTCGGCCAGGGGAACCGCGACGACAGATCCGACCGGCCCCTTCGTGCCCATGTGCCCGTCTGCGTGGAGCAGTCGCGGCCCCTTGGCCGTCTCGATCATCACGCCCACGTGCCGGCCCTCTGGCCCGACCATCAGGACGATGTCGCCGTCGCGCGGCTCGCCGTCCGCCGGGCGCCAGCCGCTCACCTCTGCGGCATGCTTCAGCGCCGCGACGTTCTCGATGATCCCGAAGTCACCGCCCCGGACCTCGGGCATGTCGATGCTGTAGCGGGTCGCGAAGACGTGCCGGACGAGGTTCCAGCAGTCATAGGAGTCGGGGCCCGTGCCTCCCGGCGCCCAGGGCTTGCCGATCAGCGAATAGGCCCAGTGCTTGGTCATGGCCGGACATGAAAAAAGCGCCCGGAGGCGCTTGGCGTGGAGAGTGTCGGCATCAGATCACGAGGCCGGGATACTCTGACCGCTTGAAGTGAATGCGCGGCACGCCGACGTTCGCCGAGTCGCCGAAGCTCGCGGTCAGCGAGATCACATCGGCGTTCACGTCCGCGCTGTCGAGGTAGAGGGTCAGCGGCGGCAGGATCGCGGGGCCTGACAGGTCGTCCGTCGCATACGGCCGCTCGATCAGTTCCCAGGGCACGATCGAGCCTCGAGCAGCCTTGAGCGCATCGGACATCAACCCCGAGACATTCGCCGCCGACACGGAGAGCTGCGGGGCGTTGGCGCCGTCGGATTCTTCCGGTCTGGTGAGCGACACTTGGCAGGCGAGGAAGGTGACCGTCAGACCTGCATCACGAGTCGCCGTCGCTTCCTTCGTGGCGACGAGGTTCGACGGGTCGTTCACGACGTAGATCGCACCCGAGGGCGTTCCGAGCGGATGGTAGAGCTCGAAGGTGCTCACGATGGCGCGCGTGACCGGCGCGACGTTCGCAGCTTCGTGCAGGGCTTGCGAGAGCGAGACGCCGTGCCTGGCTGATTTGTAGGCGGGCATATCAGTTCCGGGGCGCGGTCATGGCGCGTGGTCGGGGAACGGCGCCGAGGGCACGACGAAGTTTGCCGAATAGCGCGCGTGGTTCTTGGTCACGCGCAGTTCGCGGATTGCGCCCTTGAACTGGTACGGGAACGATCCGAAGTCATAGCCGATCGACACCGTCGTGACGCCGGTGAACGAAAGCGAAAAGTCGGGCACGCCGTAGGCTGAATGGCCGGCGGGGTACATCACGCCCTGCTCAAAGGCGGCCGCCGTCGTGCCATAGGAGCAGAAAGCGACATGCCGCCATACCCCTGCGCTACTTGGCGTGGACACGTCCCAGTAGCCGTGTGCATCGCTCGTGGATCCTAGGTACTGACCCCCGTTCTGGACCCACTCGAATGCGCCGTTCGAGCCAAGGATGCACTGATTACCGGAGATGTCCGTCTGCCAGATCCAGGCCTCGAGTGTGTAGAGGCTCCCGGCAGCGAACGCGAAGTCGGACAGGTAGCCGGTCGCCTCGCCGAGGTCGAGTCGATCCGATCCGTTGAACAACATCGAGGGCTGGCCGAAGAGCGAATATCCCGCATCGGTGGTGGCGCCGCCGACCGCTGTCAACGTATGCCGTCCCGTGGTGTCGATGAGCGGCCGCGACGCATCCATGTGCGCCATCAGGATCACGTCGGCCCAGAACGGGTCGCCCTGACTCACAGGAATCGCGCCGCGGCCTCGCACTTCGCACTGCCCGCTCACCTTCCAGAATCCGCCCGCGACGAAC